TTACTGACCGCTACTGGGAAATACATAACCACCAAATACATCAGCATACATCGACGTAGCATCGAACAATGGATCAGCATCGTAATAAGTCTTGATTGCTTCACCGTTCCATGCATCGGCACCAATAGCAGTGTATGTTAAGGTATCATCTGCACGTGTTTCAGCGTTCGTATCAGTTCCGTTACTTGAATCGGGGTTAACCAATTCACCGTTTGTGAAACCAAAGTAAACATTGTTTTTGCGGTCAAGTGTTTGTGTCCCGATTAACATAGCAACACGTGGCTTACTAGAAATCGTGTAACCACCTTTGCCATCAGAAACACGTCCGAGCAATTTGTTCAGAATGTCGTATGGCAAATCATTGAAGTCAAGGGCAACGCTTGGTGTACCCTTGGCAATTGAAAGATCAACAACCTTATTGTTTCCATAAATTTGTGTAGGTGCGACTTCGATACCAGTAATGTTGGCAGTCTTAGCACTAATAACGCCATCATCAACCTGATATAATCCTGAAGTGGACAATCCACTTGTTCCGGCAACGATCTTGCCCGTATCATCTATTAATCCGAACTGGACTAACTTTAAACCAACTGTAGCCATTAGCTACCTCCTAAAATATTTTGTAATTTTGATACATAAATTGTTTTGATCGCTTGACCTGTATCGGGGTCTTGGCTTTCATCTTGCCTTTGAATTGACCAACCAGCGGCTAGAAAAGCTTTCATTAATGCAACTTCGCATTGGTCCGTATCTGATGAAAAGTTAAGCGAATAAAAAAGCTGTATTTCAACAGCCTTCAATAGTTCTGAAAATGAATCATTTCCCCAAGTTGTTGGAGAATTATCAACGCCCGTAATTAAACAGTCCGTTACGTTATTTCCTGCTTGATCTTCTGCTTTCAAATCGTCTTCTGGGATAAAATCCAAATATAAATTGTCAATCCAAGAAAAGGAATTATCTGTAATTACTTTGGCTGCCATGTCAACAGCTTTCATCAGAAATTAACCCCCTTTGATTTCATAATCTTTTTATATTCAGCTTCTTTAGCTTCCTCAATGGCTTCCTTGGCTTCTTTTCGTGCGTTGTCAACGAAATGATCGCCCTGAATATGTTTGGTACCATCATTCAAGAAACGAGCTATATAAGCCTTTTTGGTATCAAATCCATAAATTGAGCTTCCGTCTTTGTTGCCATTCACGTTATTGGCTTCAGATAAAATTGAATCAGCTAAATGGACATCCTTGCCTGTTTTTCTCTTGCGATAATGCTTATCCTTTGTGGCTTGTTGCAAAACCTTAGCGCCAACGTCAGCACCTGCTTTATTGATTTTTGTTTGCTCATCAACAGAAAGATTTGCAACCTTGCCAATACTATTAACCCAACTTTCCATTTGCGAAGATAAATCACTATCCACCATTAGCCTGCACTTCCGATCTGTGTATTTTTTCTAACAGTAACAATGTCATATGGATCGAGGTTAAAGCTTTCATCTGGAGAGATTGAAACAATATCGTACACAATGCCATCCAATTGAATCTTCAAAAGAGATTGGATCAGAGGATCGTGTCTGAATACTAAATCAACCGTATCTTGCATATTAAAGTTGGTTAATTGATAAGTTTGATTCATCGTGCGAGTACGAACCGCACAGAACCGAGAAAATTGCTTATTGAAGACTTTTAAAATATTGCCTGTGTTTGGGTTTCTGCCGTCTTTACTCGTGCCTAAATCAGCACGTTTGTTAAGTTGAATGAAGTTAATCGCCATCATCGTCACCTGAATCATCAGGATTCAAAGATATTTGCCAATCTTCCCACATTGCACGTAACTGATAAATGATACTATCGGAAACCAAAGGCACAGGAGCAGCAGAAACATTTGTTAACGCATCTCTGTTTGAATAATACGCACTTGCAAGAGCAATTGTGGCTGTATCAAATAACGGAGATACATCAGAACGTGAATAAAAAGTATTATTGGCATCATCTGCACCAATTGCATTAGTCAAATAGGCAACAGCGGCTTTTATATAACCTTGTAGCAGGTTATCATCCGTATCAACATCAACACGTACAGAATTCTTTAAATCCGCTAATTGAACTGTCATAAATTGCCCTTTCTAACAGGCTTCTCACCCTGTTCGTAAGTTTTTAGCCTTAGTCGCTATAAAAATAATCAACTTGCAGATGAACTAGAGCTTGCAGCGAAGTTAGCTTGCTGGTCAGCAATTGCAGTGAACGAACCAGCAACAAAGGCTTCAGTATCAGTCGGTTCAACATCGAAACGATCGATAACACGGATCTTCGTCTGATCTTTCTCAAATGAACCAGCGCCAATGTTTGTAGAGAGCAATTCCATGTTTTCACGGTCGAACAAAGTAACGGCTTGTGAAAGATCACCATAATACAGAGGATATTGTGGAGCTGAAGCAGTTCCGGCAGATGGTAGCCAACGGTCAGAAATCATAACAATTGGATGACCAAGCATTGTCATACCCATACCTGCTTGGTTGTTTGGCTGGATCAAGTAGTTACCAAAGGCATCCTTGACTTGATGTAACTTAGCGCAACCAGAAACATTAGTCATAAATACAGAAGTATTGATGATTGCAGGGTCGACAGAAGTATCAGCAAGGTTGATAACATCATCGAACTTGGCAATAGATGGCTTGCCAGGCAAAGCAGAAACGGCACTCAAAATCTTTTGGTTACGAGTAACAACAACTTTACGTGCAATCCAGCTTTCAAGCCAAGCAAGAATATTTTCATCAGTGTCTTTCAACAGAGAATTAGTAACCGTGTTGATCCCAGCATAACGATGGATAGCGTAAGAAACTTTAGTCAAACGAGGATCATCGTTGTCACCAATCGTTGCGGTCTCATCATCCAAGTCGGCCAATGGAGTAACATCAGTCCACTTTTCATATACACGAGAACCGGTTTGCGTACCAACTGATTCAACTTTTACATATTGTTGAAGAGAAGCATACTGACGAACTAATGTGTTGATAGCAGTTTCAATATCCTGAGGGATAACCAAACCAGAACCAAGAGCACCGGCAACAGTTGCTGGGTCATCAGTCGATGAAGTCAGCATATTCAAAACACGTGGATCATTTCTAATTAACCCACGAAAGTTATTAACGAAATCTTTTTTGATTTCTACGATGTCTTTCTTTGGTTTAACATCAGAAACAACATCTTTGACTTCTTGCTTTGGCTTGATAACTTTGGCATCTTTGCGAGCTTGTTCCAAAGCATCTTTCAAGTCGTTGCGGCGTGATACTTCTTTATCACGTTGGCCTTTCAAATCTTTAACAGCTGCTTCATCATAGTTCTCGTCATCGAGGACGGCAGTGTTAATTTTTGCATTGAGGTCTGAAACTTTTTGTCCAGAAGCAACCCATGCATCATTAATTTCGTTTACGTTCATTTTTTATCTCCTAATAAAATAGCCAGCTTGCGTTGTCTTAACGATGGCTGACTATTAGTTTTTTTATTTTCTTTTGGTGCAACTTCCTCTGAATCTTCTTCAGAAGGTATTTGTGCTTCACTGATTTTGTCAAAGGCTTTTGCTTTGCCCATGAGAAGATTGAATTTATCAATCGTTTCTCTTGAAGGCAACTTTGCAATGGAATTAGCAAACACCGGAGCTTTATCACTTGCGGTTTGAGTTTTGCTTGTAAATGCCATTTCGTCTGCAAAGCCTTTGTCAATTGCTGTTTTGGCATCCATAAAGGTTTGATTGCTCATTAATTGGAACAAGTCACTTTGGCTCATCCCCGTTTTCAGCATGTATGCGTTAGCAATTCCAATATCAACGCTGTCATTTTGAGCAGCCATTTGACGAAGCTCATCAGCATTAGCACTATCAGTCGCAGCCAAGCATTTGTGAATCATAATCTGTGCCGTTGGTGAAATAGAAATCTTGTCACCAGCCATCGCAATGATAGAAGCAGCAGAAGCGGCAATGCCTTGAATAAAGACATTAACTTGTCCTGGATAAGCTTTAAGCATTGAATAAATTTGACTTGCAGCACTTACTTCACCGCCATTGGAATCAATATCAATTTCAATATCTTCGTTGGCTTTAGCACTTGCCAGAGCGTTTTGAATTTGCTCTGGAGCAACATAATTCATACCGAAGAATTGATACATTGGTTCTGAATCGGCACCAATAATGTCGTTTTTAACATCAATTTGTACTGTCAACATTTTCTCCTTCCTGTGGCGGATCTGCTGCCACACCATTCGGAACATTTTGTGAAAGATAACCAGATTCTTTAAGGGCAATAAAAACTTGAGCAGCCGTTAAATTCTTGCTGCCAAGCAATGAAGTTGCATAATCATTTCCAAGCGGATCAATTGCTTTTCTGATATCCGCTGTGATATTTGCATTCAACTTGTTGTTTAATTCGCTCAAAACCATATTCATATCACGATTTAAGGTGTTAGCGTATAAACCTTCAATTTGATCCAGCGAAGATTGTTGATCGCCTTGACCGTTTAAATACGAATCCGGAATTTGAAAAGCTTTAGCAATTTGTGTAGAAGTCCAATCAACCTGACTTAGCAGACTAGAAATATTTGATTTGATTTCCAGAGGTGTAAATGTTTCGCCAGGAGCAAGAACAACAGGAATACCACCAGACGTCTGTAATTGCTTCATGAGCGTCTTTGATCTTGCCATCGCATAATTATCGTCAACATTTGCAGGTTCTTGCAAAACACTGTTTGCGGTTACTGATTGAGCCAATGCTTTTAATGTAAGAACATCAGATTGTTTTTTAATATCCAATGTTTTAACCAAAGAATATAGCGGACTAAATCCGGTCATTGCATTCATTGAGAAATATCTCAAATGAATCATATCGGATTGTGGCACATTTTCCATCATGCCAATGTCTGGTTCATCAAAGGAAAGATTATAAGTCAATCCCGAACCGTCTGACAATTCATAAACCTGAACTTGTGATGGTCTCAAATATTCCCAACGAGCATCAATACCATTTGCATTGCGCCAACGATAGGCAAAAGATTCACCGCCTAAAATCATTTGAGCAAACATTGTAACCCAAAACGTTCGAGCGTTTGCAGTTGCAGAAGGATTATCCAAAATGCCTTGTGCTCTTGGACCGTTTGCGGTTAATGTTGCTGTTGCAAGGTCACCTGACAATTGCATTACAGTAGAATGAATATCTGGGTTTTTCAAAGCACGAAAAGCACTGATATAATGATCATTCTTTGGATTCAAGAAATTGATTATGCTTGTCCAGTCGTCAATCGGTGTTCCAGATATTTCACCAGTGGTCGAATCTCTAATATGAAAATTAGAATGAAACAATGGCATTATTTGTCACCTCCTTCTTTGCTATCAATGGCAACTTCTGAAAACCAACCAATCAAAGCAAGAGATAGGCCCGATGTAATCCAAACTATTTTATTAAAGATTAAAAACGCCCCAAAATTGATGCAAACAAGGGCAAAAACAAAGCAAATCACGTCAAAATAACGCCAAAATGCTTTTAAAATTGTTTTGAATATCATGCGAACTCCTTATCTATAAAACCTTTTTGTATGCCGGTTTTCAGCCTTTCTTCATCAGACATTCTCTTGAACTTTTCGAATTCACTGTTGAAATCCGAATAATCGTCAAAGTAGAACATTGCCTGACTTAATGCGTTAACCAGAGAGTCAACAACATCAATCTTGTAACTTGATTTTGGTTTATCAATATACATCCCCACGTTGTTGGTCTTTGTCACAGCGTTTCGCAAGGCTTTTTCCATAATCAGGTCCTTGAAATGTGTAACTTCGCCCGTTATGAACGCTTCCTGCATGAATTTAACCGGATTTTGCAAGTCCGAAGTCTTTTGTGTAATTGCTTCGACAGGCCAACTGGGAAAGTTTCGAGCTACCGTATCTTTTAAATCCTGAATGCGGTAATAACCCAAAATATCGTAACCAAACAAGGAAACCTTTAAATTGTTTGTAGTAACAAAATCCACAAGCCAATCAAATATCTGTTGAACACTAATAATTCCGAATTCATTCTCTGTAATCGAACAGAAACCTTGTTCGGCAAGCTTCCTATACGGCACGTTATCCTGCTTTTCCTTTGAATCAATTGATCCGGCACGCTGCCATGGTATGAAACTGTGTTGCATGAAATGAAATCGTGGCTGATTGTTCTTATCAACATAAGGAAATACAAATCCCAATGCCGAATTATCAGAGTCCATTGAAATATCAAGCCCGATGAATACTTCACGATTTTTAATATCGAATTCATTAATTCGAGTATTCTCAATATCTTTCAGTTTCAAGTAACTATCAGTCTTGACTTGAAGCCACATATTCAGGTTTCTGTTTTGAAATTCGTTTAGCGAACCATCGGCATCCTTTGAGTCTCTTGACTTGATCATGGCATCAAGAACACTGCCGTCTTTATCGAGTCCAAGAATCGGATTGGATTTAATCCACGTCTTTGGTTCACGGAACTCCATCAACGAATCTTGCGCCCAAACCAAACAAAGGTAGTTATCTTCTTTGCGGTCAAAATCCTTTTCCATGACTTCTTTGAGCCGTTGCTCATCGGCATAGAACTTCGTGTCGATACTGTCATAAGCAGTCGATATTTCAATCAATTGATGGTTGTGAACGGTCAACTGCCCTGAGGTAATCTTCCCTAAGTTGTCATACTTTGCATAACGAGGATCACCGGCTTCATCACGAACACAATACAAAAAATGAAACGAATCGAATTGACCCGCTTCATTACTCAAACGAAGTATTTTGTTATGTGTTTTTCTTGACTGAATTCCTAATTCCTGAATCGCAATATCGTATTTCTTAAAGAAATCTTTCTTGAAACCTGAATATTCCTCTAGTCGATGACCGGTAGTTTGTAGATACGGCCATGTTTTTTTCTGTTGCTCAGAAACCGGCATTATGTAACCAATATCGGCATTCATCGTGTTTTTAGTTTCAATCAGAAACGCATACCATAGCAAAATGTTGCAGAGATACGATTTTCCATTCGCACGGGCAACTGACAAAAGCACGCGATCAAATCTTTTATATCCGTATTCATTTCGCCAGCCAACCGCCAAACAAAGAATTGTTTTTTGCCAATCCATCAACGGCAACGGCTTTCCAGCATTGACGTCGGGACAAATCGAAGCAAAGTTTAATATGCGATGGCATTCTTGTAAATCGTAGTGATAAGGAAAATCTTCTTGATTATCTTCAGTACGTCTTAAATCTTGCAAGTGACGAAAGCAGGCGAGCTTGATAAAATATCCCGCTTCCTGTTTGCCACTCAATATTTTGAAAGCATATTTTGTAGCAGGGTCTTTGTATTCATTAATAATAGGAAGGAAGTCAATTGCTTTGAACGCTTTTTCAACATCATGTGTTGAACTCAAATCAACTTTATCAATCAGAATGAACCACCTCCTTTATTAAGAAGGTCATCAACGCTTTCATCATCGCCGTCATCTTTCGGCTGAACGATTTTTTCAAGTTCTGCACGCGATTTAGGAGATAAACCTAACTGACTACCGAGATTGGCTAGCTTAGCCACAGCGTCTGAATAAATCGTTACAGACGGGTTCTTTCGATAACCTGAAAAGTCTTTTGCAATAATCTTTCCGGTGGAATCTTGAACCGAATGATAAATCGCTTGAACTTCTTTATGCTTTTGAATATGGTCATAGGCTTCAAAGTAAATTTCATAAGTAGCGGCATATAAAACTACCAAATTTTCATCAATTTTGTCTAATTTTCCATCATTTTTTAAGTATTTTGCCAAAGTTCGATACATTTCTTTAGCTGTTTCACCTAAATATTTCGGAGGAGTGGTTGAAATTTCGTTCTTTTTAACATTTTTGTTCGTTTTTGACATTAATTTCAATCTCCTTTCACAAAAAAATAGGGAATTTCCCGAAAATAATCAGCCCCCTACGTAAAAAAATTTAAAAAATTCAAAAAAATCGTGATTCATGCATGCTGGGTACGGTCCCCTCAAACATTGCCGTGCGGGGGGGTAAAAATTTTGTCTGACGCATTTTAAAATTATTTTTAATGAATTCACGTTGCTTTTTAAAAATTGAATGACGGCGCTTTTTGATGCCTTTATTACATTTTAATACTTTTATTCTTTGACGGTCGCTTAAGACCGGTTGGAATTCTTAGTATTTCCCTTGAATCCCTTAGCATTCCCCGTTTGAGGGTTACCATCGCTCTGTCGCATGAGGTAATTAACTTCTTTGACGTTGCTAATTGCTTCAGCGCTCACGATTCGTTTCCCATGCAAGTAATAATGTTTGTATTCCCAATCAGTCTTCAACCTATGACACTCTGGACAGATAACATTTAGATTGTTCACGTCATCTTTTTTAGTTGGATCAAAGTTGATTGGTATTGTGTGGTCAATCGTATTGCCTTGTGTCACACGTCCTTCTGTTAAACAATATTGACAAAGATAATGTTGTTTATTTAATACCACTGTCCGTAAGTCTTGCCATTGCTTGCTCTTATAAAACTTATGCTGTTCACGTTTAATAGGAGTTGCCACACGTTTAGTCTTGTCATAACGTTTCGCGTATTGTTTGTCATGACTATGCGACCATTTCATACGTGATTGAAGATATGCAGCTTCTAGTTCACGATGTTCATCACAATAATAATGTGGGAGTTCCACAAGCTTATGGCAATTTAACGCTCGGCATTGTCTGACTTCCACGCTATTTATTTCTCCTTGAATTGTCTTTGTATATCTTTTTAACTTCGCCATGATCTAAATATTCAATATCAATCCATCTGGGTTGACCAACAGTTTTGTCACGATTGTATTCGTAACTAATGTATTCGATTTCTTTTTTAATGCCATCAACAAATACTTCTGGCGCATTTAAATTATTAAAGCGAACCTGAACGTATTCGTGCTTGTTTGGGAATGAAGCATTCTCGTTATTATTAAATGGAACAATCATTTAATCACCCACCTTTCATCACAATTGAATCCGTTCCTAATTGCTGCTTGCAATTCAACTTCATTAATCTTCGTTGGCACATTCGTTAGTTCTGCTTGGCCATATAAAAAACCAGAGCAGTAACAATTCAAGCTCTGGTTGTATAAATAGAATTCTTTGATATTCACGACCGAATGGTCTTTGCCATACACATCAACGAATATTAACGGTGGATATTTATTCAATTGTTTAATTTGTTTATTCATAATATGTATGCTGCGTTTACCGACATGACAGCTTTCGTCTGGTTTATAGTTTTCCTTCTATATATAATGAATATCCTTTAGCGTTTGATCATCGAACTCAAAACACTCCATCTTCTTGGTTGCCATCGTATAACCATTTTTGCTTTCATAGGGATCGCTTTTCTTAAATGTTCCTACTTGATGTTCAACTACACCAAAGTCGTCATTAACTACTTCTTTATGAAAGTGACCATATAAGACCATGCGATAAGTCGATTTAGACCAAATCTCTGGATATTCAGTCGCAAATAGCATCGGCGCTTTGGTTTTAGCAGCATGACCGTGCAAGGCTAATAAGCCGACTGACTTACCAACAACAAAAGCTTCTCGATAACTGTTATTGACTTTTATATCCATTTCCGGATATTTAGCTCTTAACATCTCTTGAAACATAAAACTGGTTGTTTCGTCATGATTGCCGTTGATATTAAACATCTGCATTGAATCAGAGTATTTATACGATTCTTCAATAATCGGGAAAATAAAACGTTCTGCATCTCTAACAGCTTGTACAAAATCAATCGGATCTAATTCGGTTCCTTTGGTTGTCTTAGAAGTATTTAAAGCATCCGAATGTAATAGATCGCCTAATTGAGTAATAACAATCTGTTTCCAACCACGATGAATTAAATCGATTAATTCAACTAAACGGTTTTGGACATCTTTAAACTTCGTAATCCCAAAATGAAAATCAGAACAGGCAATCACTAAATTATTCTTGCCATGCACATTAGATTTAATAACTTTGACTGGCTCGACTTTTTCATTAAACAAGCTGATTAATTCATCAATTGATAGATCATCATTGGTCTTTGGCTTAACAGACAATTTAACTTGATGATTCCAATATTTCTCACCATCGCCGTTTGTTACTGACCAATCGTTATTAACTACATTTGATACTTGCCAATCTAACGGATCATAACCGGCAAACCTCAAAATATCTGCTGGCTTCTTACTAGAAGTTTGTCTGAAATCTTCAAACTTGAGATTAAAGTCAATCGAACTAACATTGCCGTTATCATCAAAGTTCTGTTTACTGGAAAAGTCTTCTTTGCCCTTTTGTCTTTCATCGGTAAAATGATATTTACCTCTTTGATAATCAAGCAAGGCATGATTGACAGAACTGGCCGAAACTGAAATATAAAATTCTTTATTCAGTTTTTTGGCTATCTTTGGATAACTTAAGTCTTGATCTTTTAACGACTTGGCTTTCTCTAAGATGTCTTTAGTCCATTTCATTTATATACTGACTTTCTATGCATTCTTCTTAATTCACTTTTGTGTTGACGTTTGATGGCATTCATTGCATCAATAACTTCTTGTGGAATTTGATATTCAGTATCTTTGTTTAATTCATTGACTGCAGAATTGGAAACCTTTGGTTTTCTACGTAAATTAAAAGCAACCACCAATAATGTGATTGCTACAATAAATGCTATTAACTTCATGTCTGCTCCAAAATAAAAAGCCGGTCGTTAGACTAGCTTTTCTAATACTGCGGGTTGAAACCCTGTTAAATTGCCTTTATCAGTAACAACGAACGGCAACCTTTCAACACCAATTCTTTTTAAATGGTTAATGGCGTTTTGGTCGTTCGTTGTGTTAATTTCCTGATAATCGATATTGTGTTCGTTAAGCCAGCGCTTAGTAGCTTTGCATTGCGGACAATTGTTTTTCGTATAAACTGTCATTTCCTTAATTCTTTAACACTACTAAATATAGCAACTGTTTGTCTGATTATCGTCCGAATAATAACCGACTTTCGTCCGAATATTGTCCGGGTTTCAAATAAACGTGAAAATCTTTGATATGGAAGTCTTCTCGTCCATGATAATTATCAGCAAATAGTAACAGCGCTTTATTCATTGTTTCGTTAGCTTGTGACCGACTCATGCCTAGTGAATTAGCAACATCGGTCCAATTTTTGTCTTTGTAGATATTATCAACGTAATAATTTACGAAGATTAAGCGATACCGATCTGGAATGTGCTTAATGGCATAAATACAAGCGTGGAATTCATCTTGAAATTGCATGTATCGCTCATGTTTTAGTTCTTGCGTATTATCAACTGACTTCGTAGATGGCATATCCGACCACTGTGGCGATTTTAAATCACTGATCGAACCACCAGCACGAGCCACTAAACGCTCGAATTGTGATGGTTTATTAAATGACGTTTTAAAAAATGAACGAACACGCTCTTGCGTTGCTTTATCGTCAATATCATCAACTTGCAAATCTCCACGTTTATAGTGCATGTGGTCTCCTTTCTAAATAATATTTAATACTATTTAATTCGTTGCCTTGTGGTTATTAGACGCTGGTATAAAGTCAGGAAAGGTAATAAAATTTTCTGAATCAAATATATATCCCAGTAAAGCCGTTTTTAAAGTTAATTCTTTAGTATGAGATTCACAAAAATACTTTAATTCATTTAACCAATTAGCGATATATTTAGGAATAAATACAGGTTCGTGAATATACACCGGTTGTTCTTTCAAATTATCCGGCAATGTAGTATCAATCAAAACTTCATGACGTGGGTATGCTGGGTCCATACTTAAACCTTTTTGTAAAATTCCTACTTTTTTAAATGTCATTTCACTTCTTCTTTCCTCAAGCCAGAAACTTTGTCTCCTAGTTCATCAATCTCTGCTTGAGTGAATTGTGTTTGCCAGCCACCCCACTCATTCTTGCTTGCAAAAATAGGTGCTATTACTCCAGACTTATCAATATTGAGATATTTATCTTCCTTCCCAATATTTTCCAAATCTGCACTGATTAAGTAGTACTTTTTCTCTGGTTCGATCTCAACAAAGTCACACCAGTTATTACGATAAAGGAGCAAGAAAGCAGTTTTTTCATCAGATAATTCATAATGAAAACGGTTTTGCCAGTATTGTGGATTGCTGTCAACTGGTACTAATTCAAAATTTTCCATTATTTAATTCTCCTGATAAATATTTTTATTGCGTCATAACCGGCATTGAAATGTTTTCTTGCCTTGGTTACTACGATGAGGTTGTCGTCTAAGATCACACCTGCTTTAACTAATTCGTCTTCTAAAGCCTTAGCCACATTGTCTAGATCCGACTTTGCGTGTTTAGCACACCAAAATTCAAAGGAAAATTCGTATTCTTCTGTGTTTTCCATTTCTGCTTGAATGGCTGGCCAATCAGGTTTAGTAATTTCCAACCATCTTTTTCTAAATTCTGTATATCTTTTTGGATAATACGGGTGGCCAAATCTAGGTATTTTAGGCCTGGATGCTGGAACGGCTTTGATTTTATATTCTTTAGCGAACACGCTTCTCTTGCCTTTCCAATAAAGCTTTTTTCTTTATTTCTAATTTGGTAATGAAGTGAACAAATTTATCCTTCTCTTCTTTTGACTTGGCAAACTGAAAATCAAACTTATATCCATTAATACGCTGATCTATTCTTTTAATTTGATTACGGATAATCATGAGCTGTTAGCCTTCAATCTTTTTAAGGCCTCTAAGGCTTGGTCATTAGAAACATGGTCACTATTGTTATCTAAATGGTCGTAATCAATCGCAATTTCTTTTTGTTTGACATCAGCCTGCTTGTACTCCCATTTGATTGTGTTGTTCAGTCTTTCATCAAAACGGCCGTTAAAGATCGTTTCCGGTCTTAGAAACTGTTCGTAGTCAGCTTTGCCTTTCCAATGTGAACAGACTCGATCAATGACTGTCTTTAAATCTTCAGGACTAAAGCCTTCGTTTAGTCTGGCGATGATCGGCTTGGTATTCTTCTTTGCTGATAGATTGAACTTTCGATTGCTCTTCTGATTGAAATAGTTCAGAGCCTTTTTAGCGATTGTAATGTTTGGTGATATAGATGAGTCAGGCTTGCCTGACATAATGTCTTTATCTGTATCTGATTCTGTATCTGAGTCTGAGTCTGTTGCGTCACGTGACGTCACGATGACGTCATGCTTTTCTTCTATAGATAATGTCTTTTTGCGTTGGCGGTACTTTCGATTCCTTTGAGCGTTTAATTCCCTAACTTTTTCCATACCACCAATGTTTTGGTGCTTTTCCCAATTGGTGATGGCAATCACACCGTCTTGACCGATATCGATCATATTGAATTTGTTCAAGGTTGTAATAGCTAAGCGGACAACGTTCAAGGGCTTATTAAACAAAGTAGCCAGCATCTCATCGGTATAAGGCATGTTTCTTTGAATATAGATAAGACCATCGTCGTTGGTCTTACCGGCAAGAACCAACAGCCTGATCCAGATAATTAAAATCGAATCAGATTCAGGTACAGATTGGATAAGACGGATCTTTTCATCATCGAACATCGTAGTTTTAAGTTTTATCCAATGTATCTCTGCCATTTACAGCTCCTTAAAATGGCAAGTTGTCCATTACAGGGTCGCCAGTAGTCTGATTTTCTAAAGCCTGATCGACGCCTTGATTGATTGAAGCTGTATCTTCTGTATCTGCTTTGGGACGCATTTCTCCATTTGGCTGTGAAGAGGCTTGCTTAGGATTGTATTGGCTGATATTGGCAAAATACTTTCCAGCGTTCTTCCCTCTAGTAACTTGACGCCAGCCAACTTGAACATTGATCTGTTTATTAATCACTGCTTCAGCGACCGGGTTTAAGCCGTCTCCTTGAAAGCTGTAGTTATCAGACTTGCCATCAGTATCTACAGCATTTAACAAGGCATCAATTTTCCAGGCAGCTTTTTCCGTATTGTAAAAACTATCAAAAGGAATCAGTTCCCCTTCATGTTCGCCGTCTAATACCTGGTAATTAAGCGTCATCGTATCAGCGGCTCCGTTCTGGCTCTTTTGAGCTTGGTAATCTTCTAGAATGGTTACGTTGTATTTGCCGCCTTCGTTTAGATATCTGTTACCCCGTCCGTTTTCAATATGGTGTGTAAAACTCATGATGCTTTCTCCTCTGTCTTTTCTTCTTTAACTGTTTCAAATAATTCTTCTGGTAGTGTTTCTAAGCGCTTGTCCAATCGGTTTTTGGCATAGGTCTGCTGGTCGGATGCTAATTGAATCGATCGTTTGCCTTTGTTATTGGTAATTCTGCCAACGACATCGAATAATCCTAGAAAACTGTTTCTGGCAATTTCGTTTTTAATTGACGGCATAAAGCGGGTCAGTTTGCCCCCTACTGGATCGGTTTCGTCTATCACTGATTCCCAAGCCGTGACATAAATCGTCTTGCCGGTTTCCCTTAACAAGTTAGCCAGTTCGGCAAAAAAGGATTGCAGTAAGGGATAGATATCGTAATTACTCTTACTGGACTTTGAATAGATCTCTAAAATTTCCGAATAAAGAAAACTGACGTTATCCAATATCAAGGCATCGACTTTTTCGTTAAAGCCATAACTTTTAATGAACTTGGGCAGAAATACATTTAAAGATCTTTTTTCGTCACTGCTCATTTCATAGATCTGGGTATCGTTAAAATCTTCAATCACATGGTTTAAAGACATATCAAAGGGCAGTAAGATTTTGTTTCCAGGAATATAAGAAGCCGTTGTCGTCTTACCAGTTCCGCCTTCCCCATAGATCAAGTACATATCACCTTTGGTGATGTAGTCTTTTGCGTTAATAAAAGCCATAGAATTCTCCCTTAATCAAACTTGACCCTGCTTTGTTTTTCATAAACAACTACACCATCGAGATCTTCTTGAATAGCATCGCCAAACTTCTTTTTAAGCTGCGTTGGTGATTTCAATACAAAGGCGTCTAGTCCGTATTTTTGATAAAACTTATTTTTGATCTGATCGTTATCCACGTTTAATAATTGCCGATTGGCTTGGGTTAAATGAATATGAACGAACTGTGATCCATTGATTAGGCGTTTCTTTGTTTCGTCTTCAACGTTTTTGATTGGGTTCTTTAAGGCTTTGATTGTATAAGCGATGCTTTCCAGATCTTCATTGCTTAATTCAGAAATAAAAGCCCTGCTTCTAAGCTGCGATACGTTGGCAACTTGGCCAACTTCGTCAATAACTCTAATTTCGTTACTCATGCTATAATTACCTCGTAAATTTGTTATTACTTCCGAGTGCAATCGGAAGTTTTTTTATTTGTATGAAAGTTTGTAACCTTTAATTTCTTTGCCAGTTTTGATGGCGTAATAAGCACTACAGTGCAGCTTTTTGCCGGCTTCTTTAAGGGACTTAATTTCAACCTGCTCGCCAGTTTCTAAATAAGTGGCAATAACCGGTTTTTGTTGTTTTTTAGCCTTATCCAAGGAAGCTTTAAAAAGATGAATGCCTTGTTTCATACCCTTAGCAACACGCCTAACCGTTTCATCACTTTCTTCTGATGTATAAAAGAAATGTTCAATTTTCGCCATCAGTCTTCGGCTCCTTGAAAAAATTCTTTTAAAGTCATATTTGATAGTTTCCATTGCACAATTGCCATTCCTATTAATGAGATACAGATTCCAGCAATTGCTCCGGCTGCTAGCATGGTGAGTTCTAAATTTATTAAATTATTCATAATTATTTATTTCCTTATTATTCTTTGTAAGCGTTTTTGTACTAGAATTAGGCTAATTTTTATTGTGAAAGGAGAAGGATTAATGTTCAAAAGTGGTGATAAACCAGGAGCCGGACGCTATAAATGTCTAACCTGTGGAGATATCATTTATCTGTTTAAAAACTCAGATATCCTACCCTTTTGTCCAGAATGCAAAGCTACAGTCTGGGTTAAATTCAGTCAGACGCTAAGTTAAATTTTTATTGAATATTTCTTTTTATAGATTTTCGATATAGTCATCGATTTGGCTTTTAAAAAACAAGATTTTGCCACCTATATTTTTTTCTGACACGTAATCCTTAAAATCACGGCTATATCTGATTCTTCGATCAAAGTTATCAACCGAGCATCTTAACTTCGTGGCAACCTCTTTTCTCGTTATTAGAAAAGGTTCAGGTTGAATGGATTTTGTTTTAAATTCTTTGTTATCAGCTATTATGTCGAGATCCTTTTTAATGTCTCTTAGAAGTTTTAATATATCTTTATTCATTGCTGGTTTCTTTCTAGATACTTTCTAAATATTCCTCAACTTGTTTTCTTGGAAATAACAATTTGTCCCCAATTCTTTTTTCCGAAACGGCATCCTTAAAGTCTTGTGTATATCTGATGTGTTGGTCAAAAAAGTTTGGTGAACACGGTACTTTTTTTGCTATTTCTTTACGTGTCATGAAAAACGTTTCTTCCATGTTCCCTCCTTATGTTGGTTGTAAATTATTTGATTTATACGATTTAATCGTACTTTGACCTAAAAAATTAATACTTTCAAAAGGCACTCCTGTTAATGCCGAAAACTGTGCCGCTTTATCAATACGAAAAAATTGTTCATAATTTTCATATTTTTGATAAGCACTCGTTGACATACCTAACATTGAAGCCATTTTCGACTGACTATTTGCAATTCTTTTTCTTGCATTTTCAATAGTTAGTTGAATCATTTAATCATCTCCTTTCCTTTTCAACATAAATAAATATATCACGATATAATCGTACTTAGGTTATAAATACTATTAGATTACATTTTTTAATAAAAACTTAACCTTTTTTGTATATAAATCGTATATAATATTGTGCGAAAGGTATTAAAAATAATGTCATTTGGCTTGAAATTAAAAGAATTAAGAAAGCAAAAAAAGATAACTCAAAAGGATTTAGGCGATCTACTAGGAAATACACCGCCTACAACAGTTTCCTCTTGGGAACGCGGACAATCAAAACCAAGAATGGATGTTGCTGCCAAAATTGCAAAAATTTTAAATACCTCTGTTAGTAATTTGATGGAAGATGAATTAGAAAATTATTCTAATGTTTATTCTAAAATATCAAACAGTTCTCTATCGCTACCTATATATTCTCATTTATTTGCTGGAATGCCAGATGGAGCGGAAGAGGATATTATTGGAAAAATTGAAATACCTAGTGGAATAGCTAAAAAATACGGCAGAAAAAATCTTTTAGCAGTAAAAGTCGAAGGTGATTCAATGAATAAAGTTATTCTCGATGGAATGATTGCTGTTGTAAATACGGACGATACTGAAGTTCAAAACGGCAATGTCTATGCTGTTATTATCAATGGTTATGCAAATACGCTTAAAAAAATATTTCAATATCCTGATCATATCAGGTTTGAACCAGATAGTTATAACCCGGCTCATAAGCCCTTTATTTATAAAGATGATCCAGATATTGGAATTAAAATTGTCGGAAAATTAGTCTATATGGCGCAAGATTTAGGCTAAAACACGTGCCCCGCCACGTTAATCCGTTTGGGAGAAAATAATATGTTTTTTGATAAAGAAAAGCATTTGAAAAATAAAGAAAAACGGCAAAATGAAAAACAAGAATATGAAAATATTCTGCAAAGTTTTGAAAAAACAAGCTCATTAGAATCTGAAAAAATTATTTTTAGTGATAAGAGAAACGAAGTTTTGATTAAAAAAACTCTTTTGGGTAAAAGATATTTTGTTTATCCATACAAAGAGATTATTGGATATAAACCAATTATTAATGGAAAAAGTATTAAGAAACATCATGGTATTACAAGAGCTATTGTTGGCGGAGCTTTGTTAGGTGGAGCTGGTGCAATAGTCGGGGCTGTTACAGGTGGCAAACAATATGATGTAGTGGACAAACTAGCAATAAGTATCTTTTTTAAAGATAATAAACAATTTGAAATGATTTTTTTGAATTCTGAAACAAAAACAGATTCATTTACTTATAAAACGCTTCAAGAATCATTTAATCTATTAGCAAACAAGCTAGAGTCAATTATTTCTATAAATAATGCTAATGTTACAGACTCTAAAAAAGTTAGTGATGCTGATGAAATTTCTAAATTCAAAGCATTGTTAGATGAAGGAACAATTACAAAAGGAGAATTTGATGCTAAAAAGAAACAGATATTAGGTTTGTAATCATTGCCATGTTAGTGGCGTACATAAGGAGCCAATATGATTAATAATCAAAAAGAAAAACATTTCTCATATCAATTAGAAAAAGCAATCAATGAGTCTGATCTTACTATGCCTGAAATTATTAGAAAAACTGGTATCCAATCTGCAACATTTAATAGATGGAAAGAAGGCAAAGTGCTTCCAAGACTATCTAGTCTAAAAAAACTAGCCAAAGTATTTGGAAAAAATGTTGCATGGTTTATCGGTTCTTTGTTATTTCTGATAGAGCTGAATTAATACATAAGGAGTAGCTATGGCAACAATTGCTTATCAAGCGAAAACAAAAACATACCGTGTTCAGATCATTACTCCAGATCATAAGCGTGTTGGCAAGTCAGGTTTTCATACCAAAACAGCAGCTAAAACATGGCTAACTGAAAACCAGCTTAAAATTGTTACTGGCCAATCAGAAGTAAATAGTTCACACCAATTATTATCTGATTATTTTAAGCATTGGTATGAAACATATAAAACAAATGTAACCGATATTACCTTGCACCAGTATGCTGTGACCGAGATAATTATTCGACGCTATTTGCCTAGAGCCAGATTAAATAATTTTACTCGTGAGCAATTTCAAAAATTTTTAAACGATTATGGCCAAGACCATGCTAGAGAAACTGTGGCCAAAAGAAAAACACATATTTCAGCTTGTTTAAAAGACGCTTACGAAGACAAAATCATTAATGAAGATATAACACAACGGTTAACATTGACGGGACGTGCTGGCAAGTCGTCAGAGCTTAAATTCCTAGAATATGGCGATTTTAAGAGCTTAGAGCAATATTCTTACGATCATCTCAATAACGACTCACAACTGGCTATTTTTATCGCTATACACACTGGCATGCGTATTGGTGAGGTTAAAGCACTAACGATTAAAGATGTTGATTTTGTGCATTCTAAAATTAAAATTAGTAAGTCAATGGATGGAAATGGTCACATTAAGGTTCCTAAAACCTCAGCTAGTAATCGTGTAATTAAAATAGATAACAGATTATTAGATGTATTTAAGCGTTTTAAGGGCGTTTCTGATTTATTGGTACAAGTTTCAAATGAAGCAGTTAATCACGTTCTAAAAAAAGATTTAAAGCACATAGGGGCAAAAGACGTTACCTTCCACGCCCTGCGTCATAGCCACGCAAGTTATTTATTATCTAAAGGTGTTTCAATTCAATATGTATCGGAACGTTTAGGACATTCAAGTATTGCAATAACGGAAAAGGTTTATGCACACATGCTGCAGACGCTCCGGGAAAACGAAGAAGACAAGGTCACTGATTTAATGAATTTTCAGTGA